AGGATGATAAGTTCAACAATTCTTTGGTGGTCGCACCAAGCGCAGGAGACATCACCTGTACTGATCGGGTGATCTGATTAACCGCTTCACTACTGTTGATTGCACCATTACTCAGGTTTTTCAATATCGGTACAACTTTCTGAGCTTCTTTGACAGTGTAACCAGTAGCATCAGCAAACTTTCTCAAACCGATGGCGTCAGCAGAAAAATCAGTGCCTTGAGGTAAAAAGGTGAAGTCCTTCCAACCACTCAATAAATCGGATTTTGCATTTTCTAACTGCTTCTTCATTGCAGATTGCAATTCAGAGTTCGCCCGAACAATGTCAGTTTTCAGAATTGCCAGTTGTGCCTGAGTGCTTTCACGCATCAAGTTCCTGGCAGCAGCACTTGCTTTATTGAACGATTCAACTAACTGATCAGTATTGACCTTGTTGAATGCTGTACCAAGTGAGTTAATGTTCGTACTTAAGTCGGATGCAATTTCACCGAGTTTTTTCGCAGGTGTTGCAGCCTCAAACATCCGAGCGATAAACGGGCCAAGCAGTGACGCTACAAGACCAAGAGCCGCACCCCAGGCACCGAAGGCACCCAAGAGTTGAGGCAACTGTTGACCGAGCGCTACGGAGGCTTTTGTGCCACCTTGTACCGATACGATAAAGTCAGTGATCTGGAATGATGCATTCTGAACCTGACCGCGGAGACTTTGAATCCCTGTACCGAACTGACTGGTTCCACCTGTCAATCGGTTAAGTTGATTCTGATAGGCAGCAAACTCAGCAGTGTTCTGTTTACCAGCAGTCGCCAATTGACTGAGTGCTGTTTTGAGACTGTTAATCTTATTCGGTAGTGCTTGAGCTTGAGCACCGATCTGAGCCATCTCACGGTTGAACTCAAACATGATCTGGTCAGTGGATTTAACCACCTTGCTCCAATCATCTAGTTTAACACCCGCTTTTTGAAACCCTTGCGCGTTGGCTACGGTATTTAAACCTAACTTCTCAATCTGACTATCGAGTTTCTTTATCCCATCGGTGATCTTCTTCAGATCATCCTTCATCTTGACGCTTACATCGATGACAAACTCTTTAGTTGCACCTTGTACTGATATACTGTTATCTGCCATGACTATACTCTGATGTTTGCGTATTCAATGATGATGACCCATGCACCCCTTCTAGCATCTTCTGCGGTGCGTTGGATGTACTTACCGCCTGGACGTTTCACCAATGGGATGTAATCCAAGGCTCTGCGAGAACGACCCGCAATGACTCTGATTGGTGAGTTCTTCTTGCCGATCTTCAAAACGCCTCGAATGTTCGCCGCAGTCTTACCCATCCAACCTTTAGCACCACCCCATGTTTGAGACAATCTTTTATCCGGGTCTGGATTCTTGACGTTCGAGTATTGCTGAGTACCGAACATCGGAACCATGTATATTTTATCACCTGGACGGAAGTTCGTAATCTCTGATGAGTTCGAGATGGGCGATGAAGTGTTGGTTTCCCTACTATAATAGAAAATCTTTATCTCTTGAGTAGCAATCTGATCTTTCTGTATCCATCCCCTTGGTGAAGCGAAGTTGCTGATATTCTTCCTCATCATTCGAGTCATCTCCATCAGACCAACTCGAACAGCCTCTTGGATGAAGTGGATTGTGACTCGCTTTTTAGCGGTACTGATAGCGGATCGATTGGGTGCATTGCGACCATCGACGGTGATAGAGTACGGAGTTTCACCGTACTTTCTCAGATGCTCATCGAGTAATTGATTAGCGGTGTTGCGGAGTAGAGGATAAACCTCTTTATTCAGAATCTTATCTACTTCAGCACGGAAGTCGATGATCGGTGTAATGATTTCAACATTGACATTGATCATCCGAACATCCGAGCCAGATCATCAGCGCCAGCAGTGGCGAGGTCAACCGGTTTCTCAGCCGGTCTTTGCATATACTTGAGCCAGCCCATGAACTCACTCATGGGCATTTCAGCCATCAGTCGATAAACGGGTGTGTGTAACCGATCCGCGACTGCATACAGAGTGAACTGCCAATCATCCCGCATTGCCTGTAGCTTCCGCAATTAGACTGGTTACAGACTCATCTTCACCACTGTCCAAACCATTGACTTTCATCGATGCTTTGATCAGATCACCTAGGTACGGAACTATCTGAGCCATTGACTCATTGGTGATCGGTTGACCATTGAGTGATACTGTTTGCAGTACCAACTGCTTCTGGAACTCAGCAGGGTTTTCAGACAACAGTGGAAGCAGGTTGAAACCCTGACCGACTGTTAATCCAGTGACCACGTATGACCCGACTTGTATTGTTTCCATAGTTCTAGCCCTATGTTGTTCTAGCCCCAATAGGAAAACCGGTTGCAGCCGATGGAGCTAGTCATCGGACGTTTATATGCAACCGGTTAATCGGTTATGGGTGTACCCAGCGAATCTTGTCAGATTGATTGCCTGTTGCAGTAAATGCAATGGCACCCTCAATAGGTGTCGATGGTGAGAAACCTGCAATGGTGACAGCACCTACCAAACTACCAAGAGCAGTGCTTGGTAATTCAATCTTGAACGCTCTGGTCAGACCATCATCATCCGCCTTAATCAACTCATCCAACCCTGCATCAGAAGGGTCAAGATAACCACTGACTGAGATACCACCGAGGGTTGTTTTACCCAAGATCGTTTGGTCAGTGCAGAATGTACCAGCATCAATCTGATTGGTGGATGATGGGTCGATGGTTAATTCACTCAAACACAACCGAACCATATCCGACTTCTTGGTAATTTTTACAGAAGGAGTCGCACCTAAACTGTTCAATGAACCAGTGGTGTCTGAACCGGTTAGAACTAATGTCGTACTTGTGACAGTACCGACTGTGAATGTTTTACCGTCGATTTCAGTGAACCCTGTGTTCTCTGGCTTGACAACATCGCCAGCAGTGACACCTGTAGTCGATGCAACAGTCACAACCGCTGGTTTCGCTTTACTGATAGCAGTCGTTGTCAGCGTCACAAGGGTTGCAGTGGATCGGGCTAAGTATACATTTAGCCCCTTGGTTGAATAAGCAGTCATGCGATTTACTCCAAAATGATCATTTCGATTCGATTATAGCATTATTAATGTTAGGCTGATATTGCACCAAAAGTTTTCCATGTACCAGGAGTACCAGCGGTAACGCATACCCAACCAATAGTCCCACTAGCCGATGGTGCAATGTTATATACAATATCTCCGACTGCATATGTTCCGGTAGTAGGTGCTGCTGACGCCCAGTTAATATTAGGTTGTGCTTTTTGCAAGGCTTTATTAATATTACCATAAATATTTGTAACAGTAAGCCCGCTGGTACTATTTGATATACCTGCGGTATTATTATAAACATTGCCGTATAAGTTAGTTATATTTATAGTGGTAAGTAGTCCTGTATTTACTGTAAATAGTCTTAAACTCATATTGTTGTTTTCACAACGATCTATATTTAACGTACCGTTATTACTACAACGTGCAAGCGCATCTAAACCTTTTACAGTGTTACCAACAAAGTTAATTGTTAAGTTAGTGGTAGGCCCGTTCCCATAAAATAAACCATTAACAGCAGTAGCAGAGGTTATATTAAAGTAATTATCATATATGTCTAAAACTGCTCCGGGATTAGCAGGATATACAGGTGTTGCAAATACATACTGACCATTTATACTACCATTAAAGATATTGTTACGTATAATAGATGTATGGTGGTAATGACCATACGTACTAGAACCACTGTTAAAGAAGGAATTTTTAAATGAATTGCCTTCAATTAATAGGAATGCATCTGTATTAACTGTGTCTACTCCAAAACTCCAAGTATGTGTATTTTGAATACTACTAAATGTATTATTTCGTAGTATCCATTTAGTAGAGTAGCCAGAGCTTATAGCACTTGGATTAGCTGCCTTCGGGTCATATACGTTACTTGTGTATGATTTTTGTATAGCTATTAGTTGTTTTGCGGCGGTTGAGTTATTTACTTCAAAATTACAATTCTCTATAGTTACTTCATGGTTTATTGCACTAAGCGAAATTGCTTGGTCTGAGCCACTATGTTCACAATTGCGGATTGTAACAAAGCAAGCTCTAAAGACATTAAATCCAGCTTCTCCTATTGAAGCACAGTTATCATAGTATACATTCCATACACCGTTGTGTGTCGAGAAACCTCCACTACATCTTTCGGTAACACAGTCACTATAAAAACTGTGCATCTGACCATAAGTATCATCAAAACAATGCCATCCGTGTTTACCCACACAATTATCTGTTTTACTGATCCAATTACGCTCACGCAAGATACCGTAACCATATTCATTAGGTGAGCCGCTTACAAGGGGTGCAACTGTACCTATATCATTGGTATATCCAAAATGGTTAAATGTACTATCAGAAACCATATCGTAAGCATTGCGACGTATGTATATCTGTGTTCTACAGTGTCCATCTACGGTAAAGTTATCTAACCATAGATGTTTGCAACCATTAAACTCTAAAGCACCTGTAATTACTCCTGCTGTATCAGAGACAATAATATTAGTATTAACCCAATTGATAGGCTCATTCAAATGGTATACGTTTACAGTAAAAGACGCAATCGTACCGCTACCACCACTTGCTATTATCTGCGCTACTGATATATCAGCTACAGCACTACCTTCAATATAAACCTTGTTACCTGTTAATTCATGTGCTACATAGTAATGTAGTGAGTCTGTCTTATCCGGTCCTGACTTATATGGACATACAATTTCGATGAAATCCCCAGGTACTATACCTGCTACACTAGTAAGGTCGAGGTAGGTTCTACCTCTTGTTACCTCAGTTGTCATAGTAGTAGTTAGAAACGCAGATGGCATTGTAAACTTCAACGAAGCGTTGTCACAGAATACAGTAGCCCCCCCTAAATCCACATTTAGTTGATTATGACCTGATCGATTTAATGTCTTGTTAGTCGCCAATCGATATGTCTTACTACTATCTGATACAAGTTTGATTCCATTTTGGGAACAGTATGTTATCGCCGATAAGAATGCCGTACTATCATCTGTTACACCATCACCGACACAACCGAAATCTTCAGGTGTTCTGACTGATCTGCTATCAAGTGTATCTAATCGACCATCCAACGTGACCAGCGTACCTTCGACAGCATCCAACCGAGTATCTAAAGGACTCACATCATCCAGTATAGTGTTAATCTGTGCTGTTGTTTTATTAATTATACTCATGGTAATGCCTCTAAAGGTGAACCGTTAATATCGAATAATTGGTTTCCGTCAATGTCAAACAGGTAATACGGGTTATCTGTCGTAAATTCATGGTAAACCTGTAGAGGTGAACCATTGATGTCGAATAGATAATTTCCATCAATGTCTTGTAACTGATCAACCGCATAGTAATTATCATAGAATTCATAATCCACCATAAACTCCACAACAAACCATTCACCCTGGCGAAAGTCCATCGGTGCTGATATATTTGTCAAAGTCAATACACCACTGACATCCATTTGCCGATATAGGAATTTCATATCAGCTTCAGCAGCGGTTAGTAGTACATCATCACCGATACCCGGTTGACCGAAGAATGCGACGGTGAAGTTCCCTTCTTCAATCGTATCGCCGCAGAATGTCGCAGTGTTTTTGATCGGTATGTTGTACTCGACTGTGGCCCACATGTTATCAGTAGGGTCTTGCTCCATATTGACCGTGTTGTAGAACGGTGTGCTCATTAACCCCATCCACGTTTCAACCTGTCTGCGAACCAATCGACTAGACATTCCCGTGCTCCTGAGCTGCGACTAATGTGCGATGGTTGGTCACTTCACCTTTGTGATACAACAGATAGTGGATACCACCCATCCGAGGGCAGTTGTCCATGATGATCGTTGAGTCACCACTGATCCAGGTTCTGTCGTTCACTTGTGTCCAGGTCATATTTTACCCTTCGTATGACACCGGAAACCCACAGTGTCACCCACCACATGATCGTAAATCGGTGATACCGCTTCAATGACATAGTTCGTTCCATCGATCACCACCTTGTCGAACTTCTCCGGTACGACATTCAGCGAGCTTTCCAAAATAGTGATCTGCTTCCCGTGCACACCGAAAGTGTTGATGATCGACTCAGCAGCACGACCATTCGACTGTACCAGTGCTTTAATGTTGGTCACAGTGTTGGGTGATTTGGTCTGCTTGAAGATCACCGGGATCGCCAATTGACCGAACACCAACGTCAGTTCAGCACGGGTCATGATGACATCCTACGATGCGGTTGCAGGATCGCAATCATACCCCCTGAAATCGGGCCAAAATCACTCGCTGAGACTGTGTCACTCTGAGTCTGGAACTCAGTGACCATACCATCAATGCTCAAGCGTTTAAGTGGCTGTCCGGTCGATGTAGCACCGACTCCTTGAAGTTGATCCCACAACGATTTAAACGTGCTGAGAATAACCACCAGTAAGTCAGGTGGGAATGTTTGATACCCACCATCATACGTCACAGTGACTTGATGATCACAAATCCGACCATCGGCATGAAGCATCCCGGTTTCTTCATCGGCATGATACGCAACACTGTTCCCATCAGACAAAAGTGCTGAGGTTACAGAATCGATTGGGTAATATTTCAACGATAAAGTGTTGCCGGTTTTATGGGTGAATTTCTCGATGATGTCAGTGGTGTGTCGCAAACCCCGATCCAGATAACTCTCAATCGTGCTGATGGTTGCTTCAAACACAGCTTCCAATTCATCGTCTTGGGTCGCATCAGTCACCAGTAACCCGGCTTTAGTGCGGAGTGTTTGAATAAGAATACCACCAAGGGGGTTTGTGATGACCATGATTATGCCTCAGCGTTTGGAGCAACCGGTAAACTCATCACCGTACTTGAGAAATGTTCACCTGTTTTGCCGTTTATGATTTGCAGGGTGTAATCACCTGACTTATTGAGATCACCCGTCACACATTGATAAGTTAATTGTCCTGTTGTGCCACCACTCACCTTCGTCGGTGTTTTGGTGAGGACGGTGAAATCAGGACGAATGATTTTGAGAGTGATTGTGTAACCTGACAAATCGACAATTGTGTTCGTTTCATCACGCACTGTGAACTTCAGCAATGTTGTGTCATCTTGATGTACAGTCATTCCTATCTCTCAATGGTAAACGATACAGACCGATTAATATCTGTTGTGAAACTTGTCATTCGGTCAATCCCGGTATCAAAATTCATCTCACGTTGAATCATTGTATCAAAATTCACGATTTCAGGCATGACAACAAGAATACCATCACCGGTAATAGCATGATTATAGAAAATCTGACTATTTGTAAATATACTGGATTGGGTTAATTTAACCGATCCAGGTGATACAGTATGCGAGTAGAAAGTATTAGTATTTGTTAATAATGGTGGTTGTAGCGTTATTCCGCTGCCAACAGTGATGGCTGCCGAATAAAACGCGTTATTATTAACAAAGTACGGCGATGTTAAGGCAACACTACCGACACTAACAGCATGACTGTAAAACGCGTTGCTATTGTTAAATATCGATGATTGAACAAGGCTTCCGCCAGCTACGATTGTGTGACCGTAGAATGAAGCGCTATTATCAAATCTTGCTGATTGGCTGAGTGTTACACTGCCAAACGATAAAGTAGGCGCATAGAATGACTGACTATTGCTGTAAAGCGATGCTGTCAGGGTTTGTGGCGCTCCACCTTGTGTTAGTGCGTGAGTGTAAAAACTGTTGATATTTGTGAATAGCAATGGGCTTAGATTAACCGCCCCAGGCGTTACAGTTGTAGAATAAAAGTTGTTGGAGTTGTCAAAACGGCTAGACTGTGTAAGTGTTGTTGCTCCGCTGCCCGACGACGCAAAAAAGAAAGGACGCTGTTCCGGCTCAAATATTTGCCAAGGGTTTTTTGTTAATTGTTTGCATACTTCGTCTGGAATGGCTCTGCCTGTAAAGTATAATGAAATACCTCCATCGAATGACCCACCAAAACCTGACCCTAGATACTCATTTGTGGAATCTCCTATCCAGGTAGAAGAATCTGTTGCATACGTCCCTCTACTTGTCCATATTTTAACTACCTGCGCAGACCCAACTGCAATCCTAGAGCATTTAATAATAACAGTTTGTAGTTTATTTTCTGCAAAACTCCCAATGTCGATTGATCTATAAGCTCCACCGAAATAGAACCTCAAAGAGCTATAATGGTGTTGTATTAGAAATGACGTATTGCCATCAGTGGCATTACTACCTAGTGAGTATAAGGCTTTTGTCCCTGTATATTCTGGTATATAAAATTGAAACCCTATAATGAAGTCATTATTGATTCTACCTACTGGATTCTGCCTGTATAGATGACTTCCAGACGTGAACGTAGTGGTTTCAGTTCCGGCAATATTTACCTTACCTGTTGTGCCAGACTTTATGAAACCAACAGGTGCTACAATTTCCTTTAAAAACCCGTTTATAGGGATAACAGCACTGGTTATATTTTTATACTGTTGTTGTATATCAACAACAGTATCAGGCTGTTTTATCCTTTTATCAGGCAGTATCAGCAAAGACATTTAAGCAATATCCGCCAAATAGGTAATGTAATGCAGCGTATTTCCCGTGCTTAGAGTGGTTCCAGTTGAGTTTTTAATTACTATCTTAAAATGTGGCGGAATAAAGCCTAATGCTTGTCGTACATTAAATGCTTTACGTTGTAAGGTGTTATCAGGTGATAAAGGTAAATAGTCTATATAGTACAAATCAGGCTCTGATGTTGTAGTCGAACCGGATTCAGGGCCGCTGGTATAAGTTACCCCACCATCAAATGATACTTTAGCAAACACATATACTGCTTCATCACCTGATGTCACGCCAGGAGTAATAGCCAGTTCAATCACTAGATCAACGGGGTCGATAGCTGACACATCAATTGCAGGACTAATCGCGTAGTTGCCGTTCGTTACACTATCGAATGCCCCTGATAAAGTAACTGCTGTGCGAGTGGGCAAAAGTTTCCCAGTAGCCATTAGATTAACTCCCTAGCCTGCGCTATGTCTTGTGCTGTGGCATTTAGACCAATTTCATCCAACCGACTCACTTGCTCAGTAGCAATCGCCAACAAGGTTGCCTTATGCTCTTCAGTGAAATCGGGAATCAACGTTTCTGCGACCAAAGCATCCAACAAAGCGATAAATTTAGCTTGAACCGCTGGTATGGTTAGATCGAATACCGGAAAGTCCTCTAGCGCCAATGTTACTGCTTTACAAGCTGGGGCCGTGCTTTCCATGATTGGGATTCTGACATCTATCAAAGATAAGTATTGTTTGATGTCATGAGCTGTTATCTTACCCAATCTCGATATGTCTTTGCGTTGCAGCACAGCAAGCACGGCCCCATCGTTACCTTGCGCCAAATCAAATGCTATTTCTTGTGACAGTTGGCCATTGATCAATTCATCAATTAACGTTGGCATTTTATGGCCTCATGATTGACGGAACGTCATTGACGTTAATTGCCCCCTCAAACGTCAACAATCCCGGTGTCCCGTTTGTGCCTGTGCCTGTTGCCAGTGCTCTTTCAGCGTTGGTGGCGTTGCGTTTAGAGGTTGCTGTAGCTGCTGTAGTGGTTGCGCTGGCTGCGCCAAATGCATCAATAAAGCCTTGGCGAACATTTATTTTGCTTGGATTGATAAAGTTATCCAAACACATCCATTCCCATATACGCGCCTTACCGTTTGTCAAAGCGTCTACTGCCGTCCAAACAATTGCCGTTTCTCGATACTCTTTGCACGACACGCTTGTTCGCCATACGACAAAGCTGGACTGAGTGTTTAACCATGTCGCAACCGCTGTGTCATCCCCGTTCTGAATCGCAGTTGTCAGTGTCGGCTCTGCTAATGCCGCTGTTTTTAGCGTGGCTTTTTGTGTGTTATCCAGCGCCAAAACACCGAAAGTCATACTTAACAACAAAATGAAATATAGGATTCTTTTCATGTTGACTCCTTAAAGTGCAAAAATGCCTGAAGCATTGAAAGTTAAATTAATGTCTCCGCCATTTGGATTGACTGGTAGGTTAGTTACACCGGTATCGATGAATGCCACCAATCGCCAAGTGGTATTGGCCCCAGCGTTTCTGCGATAAATAACCAGTGCTTCTGCGGTTGCGCCTGTTACTGCTGTGAATGTCACGTCACCACCATCAAAAACACCGTTGGTGTAAGATTTGGTTGCACCAATCTCAACAGGTGTACCAACAATGCCAGATAATGACGAATAAAATTCGTGTGCTGCACTGTAGGTATAGGTTCCGGTATCAACCAGGGCAACATATACCCCTGTTGTTCCTGACCCGTCTAAATCGGAATCAGCGCTATTTTGTAAAAGCGCTTCTTTCCATTTGGGATATATCGCATTTGCCATATCATGACCCTCTTGTCAAAAATTTAATTCTGTCAATTATACGCACTGTTCGAACAACCTCAGAGTCTTTTTTATGTCGTTCCCATGATGCTGTTTCAGTAGTCGGTTCTGCTTCCAGCAGTCTGAGCCACATATCCAACTGATGGTACTTCTCAAATTTACCTCGCTGAAATACCATTCGAGTGATGTGACAGTTACCATCCAACAATCGCATCGAACAACTCCCATCGTAAACAGGTAGAACATTAAACGGTAATGATGCATCAACAGGGTCGTGATAAAACCGTGCTGAATACATCAACCCATCAGCACAACCACGACACTCCTTATGAAGAATGCAGTATGTTTTCATTGAGGGGTAGACACCAGCCAATGAATATACACCAATGCTGACCACATGATGAACAGAGTTCCCATTGTTACAATGAGCTGCCATCTTTTTGATCGGTCTGTAGAACGTCTTGAGTGTGTTCTTTTTTCAACATAGCATTCGTTCATTTCGTAACCTCTGAAAAGAACTTCTCGATGATTTTTTTCGGCATGTGTTTCAGTGCCGTCAATGTTTCTTCAGCAAAACACGCGAAGAACCCAGCGAACACTATCGATGGGTGAGTCGGTATCAGCATCCAGGCAGCGACACTGACCATCAGAAAACTGACACCCATTGCCATCATCAGAAATCGCATCCACCTTCGAAAGCATACAGTGTGCGAACTTCCACAACTATCTTCAAACGCTGTCCTAGTGAAACTAGCCACGAATGCGATGACAAATGCACCCCAGTACGGGCCAGTCATGAATGTTGTGACCAATCCAGCCGATATGGTCAAGACTGTTTCTGAAAAGGGTGTCGCCACTATTTCACTCCTTTTGCTGCACCTTCAACGATAAGACTCAAACCTTCATTAATTTGCTTCATACCTTCCACCCTATCGGCGTTGTAACCGTCCAATTTCAATAACCTTGAACCATCAGCACGGGTTTCAAATCGTGCACCTTCCAGTGCTTGAGTCGTGCCGAATTCCCACCCTTCGGCTTTTGTGCTGCCGTCAGGGTGAGCTTCGTATGTAATGTGGCTACATGCAGATAAAAACAGGAATAGGCTAGTTTTTAGAATCATCAGACATTACACCCATACCACCAGCAACGGTAGCACCTAGATACATTAAATCCTGAATCGATATATTGCCCCAGGATTGTATTAAGCCAGCAACGCCAACAACTAGCCAGATTGCACCCCGTAGGGTGCTTGGTTGATTCCAATGGATTTTCATAAATTAACTCTGGATAATGATTTTTTGTAAATCGACTGCTATCATATCTGCACCAGTTTGATTAACATGATAATTTGTGGTTCCGTCACTAAAAGCCGTAGCAATTACATAAGGGTCAGCAGCATCACCTATCGATTTTTTAAAATCGTAAAATGAACAATCATAAGATGCACTCAATGCTCTTATTGCCATATCGATCTTTTGATAAGCGAGATATTGACCATCTGTTATCCAACCGGTCAAACCTGATTTTCCAGGTTGAACACTGGTCAATATCGGTTTCAAACCTTTACTGATCGCAAATTTAACAGCGTTTTCAATCGCCAATAGATCAGTCGTTATTCGATCATCTTGATTTGCCAATGTTGACCCAATCACTGTGTTTATTGATGATTGTATTAATACAAATGCTGGCATCTGATTGGTATCAATAAGTCTCTGAATTTTTGAATTGAAATTCGAAAGATAAGAGTTTGGTCTAGTTCCAGCTACGGTAGCACCTGCTACTGTTTGTCTCTGCGCATATACTGCAATTTTAGGATTAGCCAACAAGCGTAGTCGTTGCGGATAATCAATTGTGTCATTGACCCATGAGTCACCGAATATAGCGATGCTGAACTTATCACCCTTGATTCGATTTCGTTTTGTTTCAACTACCATCCCTTTAGTAGCAGTACCGACCATCGATGCCTCATATTCATACAGAATAGGTGCTGACTGTAAACCATCGCAAGCAGGGGGAGGAACGGGCAAACTGATTTCGCTCAAATCAACGCATTGAATTTCGCTTAGAGTACAGCTTGCTGTTACTGCACCCGATGTCACTGCATTGGTTCCAAATCCCAGCCTCCATGCGATTGTCTGAGAAGTAGTAGGTTGGAATATTACACAATATGTACCATCACCAGTCATATCAGTAGTACCGATGGATAAATCACCAAAGTCTAATGTAGGGACTGTACCTGTAGTAGCCAAAAATGGTGAGTTAGTGCTAGTCGGTAATACCAAATCAGTCACTTTGAAAGATACTGCATATATATGTCCAGCAGTAAACGTCTTAGCTGTTGAAAACAAACTTAAATAACCACGACCACCAGAAGCGCATTCTAAATATAGTGATTGCGTTGCATCGTCTGCGGTAACGGTTCCGCCTGTCAATTGCGTTTTAGATATTTCTGAAACAAATTCTTTATCCAATATATTTTCAGCAATCATGATGTTGCGTAGTTGCACATCCGACCCTGATATTACACCACCACCACCACTGCGACTCACACCACCAGTCATTTTGGCCCAGGTGCTCTTGTCACCCAACCCACCGTTACCTTCAGACTGCTTGACATAAGCAACACCGTAAGATGTCACTACATCACCACGCGTGTAATCGTTACCTTCAACGTACTGACCTTTGTAGGCTCTCAGTGGTACAGAACCATCGTTGATCTCAGTCGGTTGAAGCAACAGATCGACCACATCTTTCTCAAGCGATTGAATGCGCTGACCTTGATCTTCGATGACTGCTTTATTCTGCACCAGGACATCTTCAATCAGACCGATTGACTTCTGTGAGTCAGCGTGAAGTTCGTGATACTTGAGAACCGTGTCCTGAATCTTTTTGAATTCTTTATCGAACTCAACTTTGGTGAACGGTTTGGCAGCGAACAGGCGATGGTTCACACCATCATAAAAGAATGTTGAACCGTCTTTGTGATAGAAGTCACCCGGTTCATAGTCGTGTTTGTCTTTGAATCCACCCGTATCACGTAGACCGTGAGTACCGATTCGTTTCCAGTGAGTCGAGTCACCCGGTTCTTCGGTCGTATCTTGCATGGCGATATATTCACGCCCGGTAAAGTGCTTGACCACCGAACCTTCACGATAGACACCCACTGACCAAGGTTCTGAGTGGATCACTTCTTTAACCAGACCGATGAACTTCTGATCGGACACCAGTTTCTCAGCCACCAATCGTTCATCAGCATCACGACCCGGTTTCCCGCGAATCGCTTCACCGTGTTTCAACATCAACTCACCGACGACTTCAACCACATCGACGGGATCAGCGTCTTTACCGGGATCACCTTTCAATTCATCACCATGACGTTTGATCAGTGTGTCGGCTACGACAACAGGATCAACCGGTTCAGGTTTCACCATCTCCGCAAAAGTTTTGTCACGCAGGATGTGTTTCGCTACTTCAGTCGGACTTGGTGATTTGCCGGGTTCCCCTTCATCACCTTTCGCACCTTTCAACAGATGACCATGTTCATCAAGAATACGGTTCATCACGGTATCGACGTTGAACGACTCAGCAATTGACTTGCGTATGTTGGTCAGTTCTTTCGCAAAGCGATCAGCGTGATCAGCAATAGCACCATCCATGTTCGCCCATTTCTTCTCGAACGAATCAATCACGGTTTTCACCCGGTCAATATTCGCCCGTTCATTGTCTGACAGTTTCTTGGTGAATTCGTCATGCAACCCTTCATTGACTCGCAGCTTCTCACCGAACTCCGACTTCAAATCATCGACGATCTGATTCACGGACTTGCTGAGGACATCTTGAATCAGACCCTTGAGTGATTTAATCTCAACGTCGAAGATGCTTTTTTGAGCCTCCATCAGCGTTTTCTGGTGTCCGATTTGGGAATCAACCGCTAACCATTTTGACTCAAACTCATCGACGATTCGACGGATTGAAGTCACTGATTCAGCAGTAAGGGAAAGGTTGGAATTGAATTCATCTCGTAGTTGACTAACCTGAGATTTCAACGCTGTCGCAAATTCGGTAGAAATCGATTTGGCGATTTGAATAGTATCTTGACTCATCTGAGCGCTCCGACTGGTATTTGGAGCGTATTATCGGTTATCCGACTCAGTGAGTCAATGTAACGACTTATTAATAGTATCCCTAACGATTTGTGTCAGTAATTCAGGATTAGTGTTCTCAATCACCGGTTGATCGCATATCCCTTTTATCGTATCTCGAACCATTAAACTGATCATATCAGGATCGGATTTTGCTGCCGGTTCTGGAGGTGGTGCAGCAGGTTCGGGTGCTGGAGGTGGTGCTAACTTAGCCGCTAAATCCGCTTCATTGAGTGCCTGGAGCTGATTCACAGGAGTCATCTGACGTTGCATGTACAGTTGGTCGTCACCTTCACCGGCAACATGACCATACCCTTCTTTCGAACGTGCTTCAAACGGAGTCAATAGACCACCTTGAACCGCTTTCACTAGCCCGTTGATACGACCTTCAAAGTCAACGCGGAGCAATGGTGTTGGGTCAAGTTCGATTTTATCGTTCGGGCCAAAATCGAACGCACGTTCCAGGAACTGCTCAATACACTCAAGCATTGATCCAAGACCTACCGATAGGAAATGCGAGATCAGTGCTTCAGTAGCACCTTTTGTACCGGTTGAACCATCGGACATCAGACCGGCTGGAACACCGTAGATGTTGTAAATCTCAGTGGCACTCAATTTCTGTTGTTCGATCAGTTGTGAGTCAGCTTGTGACACATTGACCGGTTGAAACTTTAAACCGCTTGCCAAGATAGGTACACCACCCTGTTCCCACATCCGAGATTGTTCGTTGAAGGCTTCCCGCAACTCCCGAATCTGGACTTTATTCAAAGCCATATCGGTAGTTAGAACACCGGATGGACGGTTCATGTTATTGAAGAATGCCAACTGTGACCGACTTAGACCGACGTGAATACCAGCCGCCAACGCAGCCGCTACTAGCAAACTTTCACCCACTAGAGGATGTCTCGGACAAGACTGTCTGAAATGGATGCAGTCACGAGCCGGGATCAACATCTGAGCATCCTGGAAGATGTTACCAGTTACATCCGATTTACTGACCGCATAAAATATCGCACCGGTTTCATGATCAACATACGGACTCCACATCCCTTTGGGAATGCGATGGAGTGATGATGGTGCAAAACGATTGTCACGGATGATGACTACAAGGGATTCACCATTCAGAATGTCTTTCGTGACATTCGTAATGAACAAAGCCCATGTCTCATAGTTGTTCGGTTTCCGAAGAATACGAGCCGCAGGAGAAGTGATATTCTGCACAAACCCATCGTTGCCGTCGCGGGTCATGTGTTTCCCTTCACACTGACTCACTGATCGTGAAATCAAATTCGTAGTTGCGGCAATCGGTGCAGTGTGTTCCAAATCCACATAAGGAGTCGCTCGATCCAACCCACGTTGCCAACCCTGCCACGGATCGATTTGCATAGCAAAGTCAGGCATGGTTCCACGAGGGGTCATGCCGAATGCTGACTTAATACCGGAAACAACAGCTTTGAGATTAAACATCGTCAGCTTTTTTAGCAGTTGATTTACGACTTGGTTTCATCACATTAGTCTCATATCCCTCATCTTTACTACCGCGGAATACTGGAACATTAGTGATGTGTTTGAAGTTGAGGTGTCCAATCGTGAGACTCTGAACTTCATCATTCTCAATTAATCGGTTCGCTAGTGCTTCATCGGGTACTTCAACGAAGCCTGTTTTAAACTCCAACTCAGGGAGTGGTTGATACGCCCATACCAGCATGTGATTCTCCTAATAGGAAATTGGGGGCCGAAGCCCCCAACCAGATTACCAAGTCACTGAATCTAAGGCAGCAACAGTACCGGCATAAGTCATGCCCCAACCTACAGGCATCACCAAACGGATAGCTAATGCATATTGTTGGAACAGTGAAATACCAGTCAAGCCAACAAAGGCCGCACCAGCACCAGCACCCAGGATTTTACCACCACCGTCAGCAGGTACTTGTTCAGCAGTACCGATGACACCTGAACCGTTATCCGCTTCC